CAATGATGCAAGTTCAGAAGAAATACAACAGCAAATAGTAGCTGGATGTAGCGCAACCACAACCACAACCACAAATCAAAACTAAGTAAAGAAGATGATAATATTTATAACATTAAGTTTCGCAGGTGCAGAGTCAGGTCCTTTTGATCTGTACTCTGATGTTGATGGTTTTACTACACCATTTGCACAAAATGTAAGCAAGGCTGATCTTTTATTAGGTTATGAAGCCGTAGCTCCTGATGGAACAACAACTGTTAGATTGTTAGATTTAGGTGCAGACTGTGCACCCTTTACAACAGATATATACAACTGTGCTACACCAAATTGTGATTTCTCTGGAGAGATTAATTGTATAATACCAGACTGTAACTTTAGTGGAACAATTGATTGCCCTGCGCCAGAAACTACAACCACCACTACTACTGGATATCCAGGATTCTCACCATGTACTTGGTCAACTTATGGAGGTAACCCTGGAGAAATAGCTGTATATGATTTTAACACTAATTCATCAACTGTGGTGTTAGTACCTAATGATTTTACAACCACTTCAGGAATAAACAGACCTATCTGTTCTACATCAAGTAAGTTATGGTTAGCTAGCTATCCTACATCTTCTACAGCTTGTGAGATTATTAAAGACCAACCAGAAGGATTCCCTAGTTCGACAGTAAACGGAACAAAAACATTATCTAATGGTGTTGTAATGACTGCATCATATGAGGGTCCAAATAATTCACCTATCATAAGTCAACCTTCTGTATATGATGCCTGTGATGGTTTCTATTCAAATAGTGTAAATGGTACTTCAAACTCTGCAATAAGGCTTAAAGTGGGTGGTTCAATTACATTAACTTTTGATCCTCCTATAAGCGAAATAGCATTTATTGGTGGGGCATGGGGATACAATCGATCAGAGTTAGGTAATTATGAAACTGTGTCTGTAACATCTCCAGTTAAAATTGAAGGAGAAACTTTAGCAGCATGTACTACCCAAGAAACTCCTACTACTTATGAAACACTGCAAATAAATGATTATCAGGTTGATATGAGAGGTAGACAAGTTGTACCTAGTTTTAATACAGGTGTAACTAGTATTAAAGCAGTTGGTGAAAATATATCTGAATTAAAACTTGAAAATATATCACCAACACAAGTAGCTGGTGTTATTTTTGACTTTTTTGTATGTGCATCTTCTGACAGTTCAACAAGTAGCGTAGAATATATTAGAGAGTGGGATATAGATACATCTGGTCCTACACCAACTCTATCTTTTGTTAGAGAAATATCTATTGATGTAGATAATCTATCTAGCAGCGGTATATGGGGAAGTGAAATAACTGCAATAGCTACAACTGCTGATAATAATACGTTACTTGCAGGATTTGGTGCAAGAGATGATGGTGAAACTAGTATGGGCGTTTACTCATGGGATATTTCTACATCTGGTAACATTCTACTAAATGAAAATAATAAAATAGATAAAGCAACTGTAAGTTTTGGTAATACGTATGGAATTACAACAGAGCTTACAGGAATGTTCATTACTAATGATGACAATGTTATTCTTTCTGCTAGATACTACGAAAATGAAAGTCCTAATAATGCAGCAAACCGTGTAAGACAATATGAAGGGTTAGACTTAAGTTCTTGGACATCATCATCACCTGTTATTAATTTACAACAGCGTGGTGTTCCTGAATTTACCAATGCGTGGACTAGTACAAGTAAAGCTATGCCTGTATGGGGTGTAAATGGATTATTACAGGTAATTCAACCAGAAACGCTTAAGGTGTATAATATTGATCAAGTAGGACCATATAATGCTACACTGTCAGGTACAGTAGCTGACGATACTGTTTGGATACATACATCAACTGGTTGTGCAAATGTTAATATTCAGTATGATGATTGTGAAGAAGCTACGTGGATACCTGCATTAACTGAACAAGTTGATGGTGAATGGGTATATACAGGACCTGCTACTTTTACATATGCAGGAGTTGAGGTTACAGCTAGTGCCAGTCAAGATAATATGCAATTACGATCAGGCGATACTGTAGGAGGTATACCACAAGAAGGATGTAGTGGAATATCTAACCCAGCTGCAAATGGTGTATTAAGAAGTGTTAGAGGTTTTGATTTTACTATTACACTAAGTTTTTCAGAACCTGTTAATAATATTCCTATTAGAGCTGCTGTACTTAACTCTCAACCTGACTTAAGTGGTGGAGATGTTTATACGTTTGACACAAATACAGGAACACCTAATGTATCAATAAGTGTTGGATGTAATGTTCAAGTTCAAGGAAATATAATAGGTGGAGGTGTACCAGACTATGATACAGAAGGTGATGGAGAATTTATTATAACATCTGACACACCTTTTACAATTTTAACCATATCTGGTGATGCACCAACTGGAGGACCAATATTACTTGGATGTAGTGTACCACCTCTAAATTGTAGATTAGTTTACTCTACAGACTCAGCTGGTAATAGTTGTTCTTCTCCAAGTAATGAAGGAAGATGTTTACCTGGACAAATTATATTTAAAAAATACTTTGCTTGGGATGTAAATACAAACACTCAACAAGAAGTATTATTACCACCGAGCACTGCAACAAGTTCACCTAACTTTGCATTAAGTGAAAACTACATTATTGTAGATGTTTCATCACTTGTTACAGGTGTTAAAAGTTTAGCAAGATATGGATACACAGATATAAATGGAATTCCTTCAGACACTACATTCGATGGACAATTTATTGATTATCCAGCAGGTAATGTAAGAAATCATGGCTCCATCATGGAAGCAGTGACTGACACTAAATTCTTAGGAACTTGGCAACAAGGATCTAATCAATCTTTCCCAACTTCTGTAAGTCAAATATTAGAGTGGGAGCTTTCAGGAACAACATTATCTTACAGTGTTAAAATAGATGTAGGAGTAAATCATGGATATTATGTTGCAGGAGATTTATTATTGACATTTAAAACAGATGGCACTCCAAATAAGATAATAGTTGGAGGTTATGTTCCACCATTGCAGCCAGATAATAGTAATCCAGGATACTTATTACAATTTGATTATACAACAAATGCACTAGATGGAGTTGTAAACTTACCAGCAGGTGTAAGAGGAACTGCAGCATTAAGCATATATGACGGAGGTATTTACATAGGTCCTCCTGATTGGAGTACAGTTGCGCCAGAGTTTGCAGGAGTTTGGAGATTTGATTTAGAAACTTTACAGTGGACACAACTAGATCCAGCAGATGTACCTACTGAAATGGGTCTACCATCTAGTGGACCTGGTGACTTTGCTTCCACTCCTATATGTAGAGTTAGTGATGGTATTACATCATTTGATCCACCACCAACAACAACAACTACAACCACTGTAATACCTGAAGGTATAAATACAATATGGATAAAGTTTGATCCTATAACACCAGCGTAGATATAATTATGAAAGTAACACAAAAAATAAAAGATAAATTAAGAGAGGTTCGCAGATCAAATCCAGGTCTTACTTCTGTGTGGTATGGTTATAAATCATCTAATGGAGTTAGTACAGGAGAGTTGAGTGTTGTATGTGGTGTTGAAAAGAAAAAACCCCTTTCAGAATTATCTAATGATGAGATTATACCAACTGAAGTGAAAGTTGGAAGTCAGTCTATTAAAACAGATATTGTGGAAATAGGTAAACCAGAGCTACTAGGTACTTGTAATTCTGCATGTGGTCAAAACGCAGGATCAGCATCAATACCTAACAGATCATATACAAGACCTGTTAAAGGTGGTTTATCTATAAGTACAAGCAATACATCAGGTAGTGTTGGTACATTTGGATTAGTTGTAAAAGATGTTGCTACAGGAGCAATATTAGGACTTAGTAATAATCATGTTACAATTGCAGATGCATTTTATACAGACTCTAGAGATTTATCTGGAGTGATACAAAATGATTATGATCCAACAAATAACATATACCAAGGAACTGAAGGAACTGTTGCTGGAGGAAGTTGGGCAGAATACTTCACCTCAGCAAATATAATTGGAAGAGGTGTGAGATATGTTCCTGTTCACCCACAGAGTTCAGGATTAGTAAATAATGTAGATGCTGCATTATTCTCATTAAAATCTAATGTTATAAGTCTTTTTGAAAGTTGGAAGCAAGTAGGACTAGATTCAATTATAACAAGTAATCTCCCTTTTGCTACAACTTCGGAAATAGATAATGCTCTTGCAAGTAACCCAGAATTATATAGTTCAGGAAGAACAACAGGTCCTAAAGGTGGAGCTAGTTGTCCCATGAGAATTTTTACAACAACAGGAGGATTTCCTATTTCATATAAAAGACAAGGAGTAAACACTCTTATTGAAATGGAAGATATTATAGGATACTTTAAGCCTCCTTTAGAAGATCCTACATCACAAGATCCAAGTGAACTTTGCTGTAACCCAGTAAGGGGTGGAGATTCAGGATCTGCTTTAATTGCTAATATAGGAGGAACTATAAAAGTAATTGGACTAGTTTTTGCTGGAGGTGGTTCAGGATGTGATGGTGGACCTAATTCATATCAAGTTGGATGGGCTTGCAGAATAGATGAAGTAGCTAACCAATTAGGAATTACTAGCCTTGATGCAGGTGATTTATTTACTGTTGTAAATGAAAACTCAATAGAGTATGTAACTGAACTTGGAGGAAGTGATCAAATAAATAAAGAATGTGATGGAGCAACTTATTGGCAAGTTGGTCTAACAGATACATTAAATAACCCTTGTTAAAATATAAAATACCATGTCAAATAATTGCTCAAATTGCTATAACGGATGTACTGAGATAACCTCAGACAAATGCGTTAAATATACAGGGGTAGATGTCCCTGTTCTAGGAATACAAAATGGAGACTCTCTATCTTATGTAGAGCAGTCATTAATAGGTTTTCTAACCTCATCGCTTGATGGTACAGGAATATTTCCTGTAATACCACAGGCAGATATATGTCCAAGTTTACAAGCAGAACTAGACGACTGTAATCCCCTTTCATTAAATAATTACTTAACAGGAATCGTAAAGTTTTTATGTAGTTTAGAAGAACAAATTTCAGGAGGAGGAGAAGAAGGAGGAGAAACACCGTTACCAGCCTATGACCTAGAATGTATAGATATACCAAGTGCAGGAGATCCAGGTGATACACATCTAGTGCTACAGTATGTAATATACAAAGTTTGTTCACTGGCTGAGCAGCTTAACAGCTTTATAACTTTTGTTGAAACCACTTATGTTAAAATTTCAGATATAAATACGTATATTGAAAACTATATACAAAATGATCCAGGTCAACAACTTATTGCTAATAGAATGGTTCCTTATTCAATTGTTGCTGCCACTGGAGGTTCTGCATTTCTTAATAACTTTGATGCTTCTGGTGCTGGTATAGGTGATTGGGTAAGTATATATTTATGTAATGGTGAAAATGGAACTCCTGATTTAAGAGGTAGAGTACCAGTTGGAACTAGTGATGGAAGTATGCTTGGTGGACAAATGGATGTAGCTGTAGACCCTGCTCAACCTGGTAACCCAACTTATACAATAACAACTCCACAAGGTGGCAATAGTGTAGTTTTGAGTCAAGGACAAATTCCTTCACATACACACGCTGTTACTATTGGACCATCAACACCTACAATAACTCCTACAGGATGGGCAGCAGGACCTTACGTTGGTCCAGGTATACCAGGTGGTGGGGGATTTGATGGTGGAGATAATGCTTTTAGACAAAGACAGTTTAATGCAGACCCTCTTCCTCCACACACACATACTGTTACTCTTAATCCTACAGGTGGTGGACAACCACATAGTAACTATCAACCTGGACTTGGAGTATATTATATAATTTACATACCTTAAAACAAAATAAAATGGCATACCTACCTGTAAACCCTTGCTGCACTGATGTAGTTTTAAATAACCCTTGTGGATGCACAAGTACATGTAATCAATGTACTAACTCCTGTGGAACAAATGGTACTGTATCGAGCACAGTTGTGTACGATGGTCCAACTCTTCCAGGATCTGGTGTGGAAGCTTGTGATACAATCAATGTAGCATTATCAAAAATAGACTCTGTTCTTGTCGAGTTAAAAAATCAAGTTGCAACTAACACTAGTGACATTGCTTCTATTAAAGAACAGATAATAAACATTAACTCACAAATAACAAACATTAATAACAACTGTTGTTCATAATGATGACCGTACTACTAACCATATCTCAAATAGGATCTGATACCTTTGCGTTTGATTTATATTCAGATTTAGATAATTTCACTACTCCTTTTGAAACAGATGTATCAGACACTGACTTGTTAAATGGATATACTAGCTCTCTAGTTCCAGATTACACAAACATTGTACGAGTGCAGGCTTTAGGCAAGTGCGTCAATTATTTGGATATAGTTTTAGAAAATATAACAACAACAACAACTTTAATACCTTAAACCATGTTAATACAAATAACCATAACCATTCCACCTGGAGGCGCTGCTGGACCTTTTGACTTATATTCAGATGCGGACGGATTTACAACTCCATTTGAAACACAAGTCCCAGCTGTAGATTTAGTAGCTGGATATACAGTTACACTTCCTATGGGAGCAACCATTATACGAGTTTGCTCTGTTGGTACATGTGAAAATTGTATTGACTTACCAACTAATTGTCCAACTACTACTACAACAACAACTGTTGCACCTACCACCACAACAACAACAACGGTAGCTCCAACAACTACTACTACTACAACAGTAGCTCCGACAACAACAACAACAACTACTGTTGCACCAACCACTACTACAACTACCACTGCACCAACAACCACTACTACAACTACTGCACCAACAACAACAACTACAACAACCGCTGCACCTACTACAACTACAACTACTACTGGAAATCCTGAAAAGTTAAGTTGGGAACTTACAACTACTACAGCTTCTGAAATATTCCAAGTAGGTATGCAAATACTTGTAAATGATGTTGTTCAAGTTCAGGAAAGTATTGATGGAGCTAACTATCCGTTAACAGGTGAGATTATGGTTGGTACAGGATCAATAGTAAAAGTTATAGTTACAAATCAAAAGACTGGAACACACACTTTCCAAAACAGAGCACTGTTACAAGGTCTTGGATCACCAGTTGTAATCTTAAGTGATGCTCAATCTGCAACTAATTCACTTGTGTCGACTGTAACATTTACTAAAGCTGGACTTACAGAAGATCTTGAGGTCATTGGTAATATTATAGTAAACACAACAACTACTAGTACAACCACTGAGGCTCCAACAACAACTACTACTACTACTGTTGCACCAACTACAACTACCACTACGACTAGTGCTGTAGGAGCTTGTGATTTAGGTACTATAACAGCAACTGCACCTTCTCAAACAACAACTACTAGTACAACATCAAGTCCAACTACAACAACTACTACAGTGGGTGGATTGACACAAGGAAATTTAAGTCCTTTTGGACAAACAAGTTCTACTTCTGCATGTACTCAAAGTATGACATTAGATGTTTGGGTGTCCAACGTTAATGGAAGTGGTTCACCAACTACCTCCTCTATTGTTTATCAGAATGCAACAGGAACTTCTGTTTTCCAAGGTAATACTTCACAACCATGGCACATCTATGAAATTGCAGGTGCTGCAAGTGGAGCATATTCATTTACAATAGATGGAAGTGGTAATGTTGGAGGACCAATCAATCTATGTACAATTTAATTTATCAATCTTAAAAACAATATAATATGGCTTTTAACGTAAATGTAAAAATAACAGCACCAGTTGGGGCTGATTCAGGACCTTGTGATATATATCAAAGTGGTGATCTTTACACCACTCCTGTAGCTACTGGTGTGTCAATAAGCTCCCTCACATCAGCAGCTGGTGTTGATGTTGGGGTAAATCAAAACACAACACTTATAAGAGTTTATAACACTGGAACGTGTACAAACTTTGAGCAGGTTGCAATCTTATTTACATAATAGAATATGACAGCTTTAATAAAAATAGACACAATAGGTGAAGATCTTCATTTGTTTAACCTCTACTCGGATATAAATAACTTTACAGCTCCATTTGCAACAAATGTAACTAGAGATGAATTGTTAGGTAAAGATAAAGTAGATGGTTATCCAACTGATCAATTGCCTGATTTAGCAACAGTTGTTAGAGTTATGGCAATTGATGAAGGGGTATTCCTAGATATTAATGTATAAAAAGTCTTGTTTTGTTGGTTTTACAAGGCTTCTCCTAGGGTTATTAGTAGCCCTAGGAGTTTTTTATTTATAACTAAATTGATTATAAATAATAACCTGGTTTAGTAAATTTATTTGTAATATCCAAAATAAATTTTATATCTTTACAATATTTTTTAACTAAAGCACAATTAAATGTCGTACAATGAGAAACTACTCAGACAGCTAGAGGGACTACTGGGCTGGAAGAAAAGTAAAAAGTTTTATGCTGAAAAGCTAAACATAACAGAAGATGAAGTAGATGAATTAATTAAGGAGATCAGAAGTAGAGACAAAGATGAAGGAGAAGCATTCTTAAAAACATCAAACGATTCAACAACCTTTGAATCACTAAAGAAGGTTAACAATGAGAAGGGAACTATAGAGAGTACGATTACTCTTGATTATGAACCTAAAGACCACCTGGAGCTAGCAAAGCTTCACAAAATAGACCTAGACAAATACATAATTACAAACTACTGGTCTAAAGTACTTCCAAGCGGAAAGTTTACTTCCTCAGTATTTTCAAAGAGGAAGACACCAACAGATTACACAGCTGAGGATTTCAGCAAGTTCTTAGAGAACTATAAATCAAATTACATTCCAATCCCTTCACCAGAGAGAAATGGTAATAGAGATATTACAGATGTTGAAATATCTTTATCTGATTACCATTTAGCAAAACGATACGTTGATGGTGATAACAATCCTGCAGTAAGAGTAAGAAGATTTTTTGAAGTGGCTCAAAATTTGATGCACAAAGTAAGATCTGTTTATGATGTAGACAAGGTGGTATTCCCAATATCTAATGACTTTTTTCATACAGATAACTATCAAAATTCAACAACAAACGGAACACCACAAGACACTATATTAGATTATTCTTCTGAGTATGAATTAGGTTTTGCAATACTTGTAGATACTATCAAGATGTTAAAAGCAAACTCTAATCATGTAGAAGTTATATTAGTGCAAGGTAATCATGATAGAACAAAGTCTTTTTATCTAGCACATGCATTAGATATATACTTTACAGATGAAAAGAATATAAGCTTTATAAGAGATGAAGGATTAATAAAAGCAACTGTAGTTGGTGAAACATTTATAGGTTACCATCATGGGAACTGTAAGATAGACCAACTGCCACTATTATTTGCCACTCATCCAAAATATAGTAAGTGGTTTGGACATGCTAAATATAGAGAAGTCCATACAGGTGATAAACATCACTACATGGCTAAAGAAATAAAAGGGGTTAGAATACAACAAATGCCTAGTTTATCTGGTACAGATAGATGGCATAAAGATAACAACTTTGTACATAGTGTACGAGCTGCTCTTGCTTTAGTCTATGATAATGATCTTGGTAAGGTGGCTGAATTTGAAGAAAGAATATAATTATGGCAACATTAAGAAAATTGGTTTCAGATGTGCGATCTACGCATAAGATTTTATCAACTGATGCACTTATTACAGACAGAGCAATTGCTTCTGAAATAAGAAATAATGCCTTGACGTTAATTAAAAGAGAAACCAATGTAAGGAAGTTATGGGCTAGCGATACCCTGTTTACTACCATTCCTTGTTTAGAGATGGTAGAAGTTCCTATTTCAGAATGTTGTGAATATGCTGACCCTTGCACTGTAGCAAGAACTAAATTTAAACTACCTAGAATATCAGAAGGTAACTATCAATATGTAATTCAAGGTGTTTACTCTATAAACGCTATGGGAGGGAAAGGTACTAAACTAAAAGAAATAACAATAAACAGATATCTAAACATACTGAAACTTAGAATAATTAAAAAGGACAGTTATTTTTGGATATCTAACGGTTACTTATATGTGAGTAATCCATTATTAAAATCAATAAGGTTGGCAGCATTGTTTGAAGAAGATGTGCCTAATGAAATAATGTATCCAGATTGTGACTGTGGCACAAATTATTCTATAGAGGATCTATGTAAGAACCCACTAGATAAAGAATATGCACTTCCTGGATACTTAGAGCAACAAGTTCTTGCAATGACTTCTACAAAACTCTTATCTACATATTTTCAAATTAAGACAGATATGAGTAATGAAGGAATAGATGGACAAGCACCAAACGCCCAGCCTACAAATTAATAACAAATGGCTAGAGTCTCTGTTGATTGGAGAAGTGCAAGTAAAGATAACTACAATGATTTCTGTAAGAAACACCCTTTGGTGAATCTGTCTTTTGATGAGTGGAGAAATATATTGTATCAGTACAATGATGCATTTAAACACTACATATTAGAAACAGGAAAGAAAGAAAAGTTAGTAGGTAGCCTTGGACAATTTTCTATAAACAAAAAGAAAAGAAGAAGAGTAAAAGGTGTAGATGGTAAAGAGTTTGTTAACTTACCTATTGACTGGCAGAAAACTAAAGAGAAAGGAAAAGTTATATATAACTTTAACTATCACACAGAAGGATATTTCTTTGGGTGGATGTGGTTTAAAGATAGCGCTAGATTTAGGAACTCTGAATTATGGTACTTTAAACCCTCAAGAATTACCTCAAGATTATTATCACACTATATAAAAACTGACGATAAATACCAACACATGTATCATGAATGGAAAAAATAAATTATGTCGTACTACTATAAATACAATTTTATTTCCCCAGAGCCTATATACGCTACTGTAAAAGAAGAACTTAAAAGTTACTTTGATACAGGTGCTGTAGATGATTTGCTCTTCCCTACCTATCTAGACAAGTGTCTAAGAAAGCTAGGCAGAACTACTTATGTAATAAGTGAACAAGTGTTGTTTATTGAAGACTTTCAAGCAAGATTACCAGATAACTTTCATGCTGTTAGAGAAGCTTGGATGTGTGCTGAGATACCAGGAAACCCTTATCCTTCTGCTACATCATTCTATTCACAAGCAGCTAATGCAACAACAATACAAATATCCCCACTAACAATAGGAGGAACACCTTGTAACAATCCTGAGTGTCAACATCCAAGTTGTGATGGTACATGTATGCCTGAATTAGTTCAAGCAGTATATAAAACAAACAACGAGATAGCTAGATCATATAGACATAGTTATTTACTAAGACCAGGTAATATTTCTACAAGAAAACAATGTGATGTAAGTTACAGAAATGACTGGAACAACTTTGCACCACCTGTAAGAGAGTTTACTCCTGGATCTGCAACCTATGATTCATTTGATATTAGAGATAATAAGTTTGTAACTAATTTTAGAAATGGCGTAGTTCACTTAATGTTTTATGCCACAGAATATGATACAACAGGAAATCAACTGGTTCCTGATAATTATCGTATAGCAGAATATGTTGAATCATTTCTTAAGTTCAAAGTTTTTGAAACATTAACTAATCAAACAAATGATGAAACTTTTAATCAACTTCAACAAAAGCTGGCTTATTATAAGCAAGAATATAATGAGAAGTATATAGAAGCAGAGATTGAAATTAAAAAACAAACTCCTTGGGAGAAACAAAGGAGAATAAAAAAAGACTTGAACAGGTTCAACAAGTATGAACTTCCAACTCGTACAAATAGATACGGTACAAGAAGAAGACGCAATAATTAAGAATTATGGCTAAACAGCAATCAAAAAAAGATTCTGACAAAACAAAGAAGCAGGGTAACATTAGATTAAATCCAAGTGTTGCTAGGACAGGATTAAACCTAGACAGCTCTATTAATCAAGTTGGTCCTGGAAGACTTACGTATGCTTTAAATGCTGCTGTAGAAAACTTTGACTCTAGTTCTGTAAACTATCAGAATGAGCCAGGTAATGAGTTGTGTTTAGATTTTCCTTCAGGATATAAACTTATTGGTTCTCATTTTATTCCTGAGAAACGTAAGAATATATTCTTTTTAGCCAACCCAAGTATAGGAGGTAGCGAGATTGGGTTTATGGACAATAATGATTGTCAATATCAAACACTTGTAAATGCTCCTTGTCTTAACTTTGATGTAAATCATCCAATCCCTAAAGTTGTACATAGAATAACAAACTGTTCAACAGAACTCTACTGGACAGATGGAGTTAATCCTAGAAGATATTTAGACATAGAAAATATTCCTTATGTAATTAGTTTAACAGCAGAGGGTAGCATTTGTAATTCTACAGAAACTGATCAGCTTGATTGTAATCAGCTTAAACTTCAACCTAACTTTGAAATACCTCAATTAATGATCACTCAGATCAGAAATATAGGTAATTTAAAAGCAGGTACATATCAGTTTGCAATTCAATACTCAGACGCAAGTGGTAATGAACTTACTTCATTCTATTCTGTAACTAACCCTTTACCCATTGCTGATGAGTTTACAACAACAGTAAACTTTGATTACCCAGTGGGAAAATCTATTGTTGTAGGTGTATCTAATTTAGATTTATCAGGACAGTTTGAATATTACAACTTAGCCGTAATAAAAACTATAAATAACATAACTTCAGTTGAAATTGTTGGTACATATAGTATTGAAGATTCTACAAGAGAAGTAACTTATACAGGAGGAGATCAGTCACCTATACAGCTTTCCATATCAGATATATTTGAAAAGTTTCCATATTATGATATTGCACAAGATGTTACAGCTGTACAAGATGTTCTTGTTTGGGACAATCTTACATCTATTGATAGAATCAACTACCAGTCAATTGCAAATCAAATAACACTCGGTTGGGAGACTTACAGAATACCAGCAGATGAAAATTATGCAGATGAATTAAATGCTGTGAATCTTCGTGGATACATGCGTGATGAAGTGTATGCATTTGAAATTGTATTTTTATTAAAGAATGGTAAACAGACAGACGGTTTTCACATTCCAGGAAGAGAAAGGGGTAGTAACGAATCTTATCCTGATGTAGCTGATTCAGGACCTAATCAAAATAACGATTTTATTGGAGACCCTGACTACTATGCTGGTGATGTAGGTTATAAATCTTGGTGGAAAGTTTACAATACAGCTTCTGTGACAGGAGCCTCTACAGAACAATCTAGTGATCCAAACTACAAAGGACCTTGGGAATATGGTGAGTTTGCATACTGGGAATCAACAGAAACGTATCCTTGTGAGCCAGATGTTTGGGGAGATTTATCTGAACAACCTATCAGACATCACAAGTTTCCAGATGTAGCAGTAAGTCCTATTATAGAAAACGGACCAATAGTGTATGACAATGATAAAATTGTTCCTACAATGCAGGACGATGCTGTATTTCCTATTGGTGTAAAAATAGATAATACACAGGTATTTCAATTAATTCAAGATTCTGGATTAACACAAGATCAGAAAGATGATATTGTTGCCTACAAGATTGTAAGAGCTGACAGAGGAACAAACAAATCTATAATAGCAAAAGGTATACTTAGAAATGTAAACAAGTATACTAGAGATGAAGAAGACTACTACTATCCTAACTATCCATATAATGATCTATCTTCAGACCCATATGTGTTAGCAAACAATAATGCATGGAGTGCTGATTCTGAAGCATACTTAGTGTATTTACCAGAAGCTGAACCAGATAGAAGTACTTTTCTTGCAATAATTCAAGGACTTGAAGTAACGGTTAATGAAAATGAGGGTGTATTTGAGTATACTAGTGCACTGAATGGTAAAGTGACACAAGCAGTTATACAATTAGATGAAGTTGTTGAAATCTGTTCATTAACAAGACCTGTTCCACTTTTAGGTAAGATGGTAATTGGTCCTGGTAATTATGATGTATGGAGAGTATTTACTGATAATACTCTCACTTCATGTGGACATAGAATACGTTGGTTTGATCCATTTACTGATTGGAATGATACACCTTATGTTGATGGGGTATTTAGACAACAATATATGTTTGATGATGGAGCTCTGGGTTCCTCAAAGAAATATACAGTTATTACTGAAGTGGGAGCATCAGCACCAGAAGTGGTAGAATGTGGTAGAGTTTGGGTAGGCTGGTGGGTAGATTGTTGTAGACCTAGACAGACATTAATGGAACCCCAAACGTTTGATATTGGAGAAGTTGAAAATCCTCCAGGGGTTAAAAAAGGTGCTGATTATGAAGGAAGTAGTACAAGTAACAATGGCTGGATAGGTAGAAGAACAAAAAGTAGAAGATCTTCTTTAGGTTGTAAAGATGAAAAACCTCAACCTTCAATTGAAGAACAAGAAGATGGAGACATTACATACAGACAAGTATTTAATTCACCAGAAACATCTTTTGGCCAACCATTCTTAGGAAGTGTGTTAAAGCTTGAGAGTGTAATGTTCGGTGGTGGAAAAGCTCATTGGGTAAGCGTTAAAGATAATGCTAACTACAAGCTTCTTTCTAAAGAGGCCCAACAAGATGCATTAGATAGCTCAAAGAAAATGGCTGACTTATCAGATCCACAAAGTTTAGGTGTGATGTTTACAGCATATCAAGCATATCTAACTATCTACGTAAATGGTATTACAAGAAAGAACTATGCAATGTCATTTAACTCTAGAGCTAATTATGATTATTCTTTTGATATAGCTAATAATGTAAATGGAGGAATCAAACAAAGAGACATAGATTTAACTAGATACTTGATACCAGGTGTACAATCATTAGGTCCTAAAGAAGAGTATTCTATAAATAACTGGAACAGAGAGACTTCTGTGTTTATAAAAACATTGGAGGAAAGAGAATTACCTAGTAGTACTACAGTGTCTGTTCCCCCTTTACCTTTTCCAAGTCAAACACCTAGTCTACTTAATGTAGGAGATCCAATTATAGAAGACAAATCTAGATTTACAATAGGTAATAAAGGTGCATGTGCTACTCCTGAAAAACAACAAGATATTACAGTAGTATCATACTATGCATCTATGAAAAACATTTTTCCAAATCAATATGGACAAATGTATTCATATACTACTATTGACACAGGATATCAAGCACTTGCAAAAGAAACAGGAACTTCTACAATATTTGGTGGAGATACGTTTATTTCTAGATTTGCATTTAAAACAAAGCTCCCATACTTTATAGATAATAGAGTGGGTGCTCCAGATGATAGTGATATATTTTACGATGAGATTGGTAATATTGGATACCCAAGATATTGGCACTCTGCAAGATCTATATTAGAAGATTATAATTTAGAAGATGGTGGGCAAACAACTCCTGTAAGAAATCTAATCTCATACAAGGCACACAACTTTGATTGCCCTAATGATCCATCTACTATAGAACCAGGAGGAGGAGCATATAGAACTTTCTATGATGGATATATGTATTTATTTGCATATGGTATTCCAAACTTCTATTGTGAAACTACATACAACACAGACTTACGTCAAGCATTTAATAATAAAGAAGGGGACTTCTGGCCTCACGTAAGTTCTGGCATTCCTGATGATTGGGTACAAGAAACAAACGTACCTATTGCACAGGATAACACTTATTATTACAATGTAACATATTCTAAACAGAACAAAGAGAACGTATTCTCACATCTTCCACCTGATTGGAAAGATGACTTATGTTATACAGTGTTCCCATTCAGAGCTATTTATTCTGATGCAGCTATAACAACTGCTGACTCTAGAGTTAATAACTGGTTAGTTTATAGAGCATTATCATTTCATGACTTCCCACAGAATTATGGGAATCTTACATCATTAGATGGTATTCAAAATAAAGCGATACTTGCACGATTTGAGAACAAGTCATTATTATATAACAATCTTCTTACAATTGACACAAGTAATCCACAAGCTGCATATATTGGTAATCCAAGACTATTTGATAGTTCACCACCAATAGACTTTGCTGAAACAGATTTAGGATATGTAGGAAGCCAGAATAAGTTCTTATTAAAAATACCCCAAGGTCAAATCACTGTAGATGCTAAGAGAGGACAAGTGTTCCTAGTTTCAGGAACTAAAGTTCAAGATCTTACAGCATTTGGTTCTGGTGTAAATAGGTTTATGGCAGATCATTTACCTTTTGAGATACTCGAACATTTTCCAAATGTACCTACAGACAATCATTTTAACAGTATTGGATTGCATGGTGTATATGATAGTAAGTTTGAAAGAGTAATTATTACCAAGCGTGATTATATTCCTCTTCGTGATGATATTCAATATGATGAAGATACAGGAGAGTTCTACATTGAAGGAACAGCAGCTCCTCTTTTTGCACAAGCAGATCCAACATCACGTTTACCACAAGTTTGTACTTTATATAAAAGTCAACCATTTGACGATACTATAAATATACAATATGTTCCTTGTGGAGAAGATTATGTAGAAACTATTTTATTTGAATGTGGTTCTACAATTTGTCAAGGTATTGAAATATGTGCTCGTCAAATAGTATATAGTAATATAGGTCTTGTAGTGCAAGGTCCTTGTGGCGATACAACAACAACTACAACAACTAATGGTACTACTACAACTAGTACTACAAGAAAAACTACTACTACAACTACAACAGTACAAGTAACAACTACTACTACAACTGTGGAAAGTGTACCTCCAAGACATATAGTATATCTTGAAGATGAAGAATATTTCTGTAATAAATCTTGGACAATCTCCTTTGACTTTAATACAAAGAGTTGGATATCTTTTCATTCATATATTCCAAACTTCTACATAGGAGAGAATAACTTCTTCTATTCAGGGGTAAATGGATGTTGTGTAAGTGATGGTTCTGCAAATCTTGAAGTTCTAGCAGGTGAACTATTACCTCCTACTTTACCAACCACTACTACCACTACTACAAAAACAACACTATTTCCAACTACAACAACTACTACTATATTTAGAGATTTAGTAATAGAGGGTGGTGAAGTTACACCTACTTATTGTGAACTTTCTGGTGGTACAGGAATAATAACAATAACTACCACTACAACAGCTCCATGTTACACTCCATCAGAGAATTCAATAACTGATAGTTTTTTAGAAGGATATCAAATAGTTGGAGGATCTCCAACAATTAGCACAGGCTCATCACAAGATGCGTGTAGAGCAATGAATTTAATATCTTCAAATGTATTAGGAATTTATATACAAGTTTCTTATGATAGTTATGATATAGGTGAAGCAGTATATATTTGGGATCCAATAGTTCCATATTGCGAAGGTCTTTCAGAAGGTTGGTATTCTAATACAGAAAATACCGATAGTGTCTTTTATGTAGCTTCTAATTCTAGAATTGAACAAATAGAATATTGTGATTCCTGTTTAAGTACAACTACTACTATAGCTCCTCCACCAGAACTAGATGAATGTTGTGGATTTGTTTCAGTAACTCCTGAAGGCTTATACATAAGTGGAGGTTCTGAAGACTCTGCTACACAAGATGGTTATGTAAATGTTCCAGGATTTGCATACTCAGCAACAACAGGTGTTGCTTTTACGTCAAGTAAGTTATGGACTATAGATACAGACATAAAAGAATGGGACATTACACTTTCTCCATTTACAGCAACATTCAACAGAGATATAACATATGGAGAAACTCCAAGCGTTGCAGGTAATATTGCACTAAGTGATACGGTATTGTTAGGTGTAGATTCTACTGTAGCTCCAC